TTAGCGGAACGAACGGGCTGCTACGTTACGGATGTCGTAACGGGTCAGGCCGATGTCGCTCAGAGCCTGGTTGGAAAGGCTGCCAAGTTCGTTGATCGTGCGGCGGTAGGAGATCCAGTTCTTTGCGATGCGGATGGGGTTCATGGTCGTTTCCTCAATCTATCTCTGTTGATTTCGTCTGCCGGCTCAGCGTTTCTCTGTGCTCTCGGCTGTTGAGGTTTATATATAGACATTGAGCCATGTTGTGCAGTGCAGAATTTAGGCTACTGCCATGCATTTGTGCACTATGTCGGCTAAATTTGCGGCTTTGAATATCGTCTGAGCAAAATATGAGCGGAAATGCCTGTGTTTCAGGCGGTTCTGACGGGTTTGGCAGCCTTTGGCGGCGCTAAAGGGGCTTTTCGGTGTAAAAAGGCGCGTCGGGAGGGGGCTCTGATGCTATCCGGGCGCTGCGCAGAGGGTCGGCCATCGATGCATTTTTCATCTGCCGACCCCGCGAGCGGCTGTGGCAATGCCGCTTCGACCCGGAGAACCGCCCAAAACGAAAAAAGGCCGGAGGCGGGAGCCTCAGGCCTTTTTGGGTAGGTCGTCTCGCATCCGCCGCAAGAAGCGGCGGTGCTTATAATCAGAAGCCGACGGCGGTCTTGGCGACGCGGCGGATGTCCTGACGGCCAATGCCGAGGTCACTCAGTTCGCGGTCGGTCATGCGGCCGAGTTCGGTTACGGTCTGACGATACTTGCGCCAGTTGGTGAGCGAGCGTGCAATGTTCATTTTCATCTTCCTCTTCGTGCTGTTCAGTCTCTGCGGCCAGTCTTGGGAGGCTTTGGTCCGGGGCTGAACTCGATCTCTGTATGACCATGAATATAATCGGTTTAATCAAAACAAAAACAGACAAAGCAAGATGTCACCTATGCACGCATTGCAATGCAAGCCGGTAAAACAGGCCGATTGTGGCGATTCATGCATAATTTGTGACCAATTTGTGCGCTTTTGGTGGTCTCCTGGGGCTTCGGCAGAGCGAAGGCGTGAGGGATGACCGGATAAGGAGCGGGGCAGGGTGCGGAAGCCCCTCAATCGCTGGTCTGGAGCAGGGGGCGGCAATCCATTAACAGGGCTGCGGCGCGGGCTATATATAATGTCAATGTGGCCGCATAAATATTGCCTGTTTTCTCCGCCCGCCTGCATGCGATGCGCCGGGCGATGTGGATCGGGAAGGCGATGGGAGGCGGATGTGGTGCGGCTTGCCGTTTCCGCCCAGAATCGCCTCTGTCCGGCTGTTGCGCCCTGTTCCCCGGCGCGGGTGGCGAATAAGCGGAGAGCGCGGCCGGCTCCCGGCACCGGCGCGGGGGATGAGAAAAGTCCGGAGGAAACGAAAGGCGGCGATAAGGCGTGCTTGACCCTTTCTGAACATTGTGACATACCGCCGCCCAACGTGCGGGTATGGCGGAATTGGTAGACGCATTGGTTTTAGGTTCAACCTAAGCGTCTTATTCACCTGTAAGTAAATCTCCTCATTCTCGACTGAAAAGCCTCATACACTGGGGCTTTTCTTTTTCTCAAATGTATTCACGTGTGAATTATACGGCTGATTACTCGGCTGTACGTGCCACATCGTGTGTCATTTTTCAGCGAGCCGGGGAGGGCAAAGCCTTCCTCCTTTGAGGCCCGCCAATCCGGCGCTCAGCCAATTACCCCACCCTTAAGCAAAGCCCCCAGACAGCCCCCTCTAAGGGGAACCTGATGGGGAACCTTTGGCCCACGCAAAGACGAGGACCGTAGAATGACCATCGAGACCACCATCCTTGAAAACCCCCTCTTCGAACGTCAGCTTGAACTCGAACAGGAAATGAGAACTTCAGGTATTCAGAGGTTTCGCAAATCTGTTGAGAAGGCGTCTGAGAAAGGCGTCATGACTTCCGTAATGTCCGTCAACCGTTTGGTGATCGAGGCCCACGAGAAAGTCGTCGAAGCAATCAACGCCTTCATCGCTGAAGCTCAGAGCGGGAAAGCCGGTCGTCGCCACGCAGCGGTCGCCTACATCTCGAAGTTCGACGTTGACACGGTGGCGAACATCACAGCCCGCGTCATTCTCGATGAGCTGACCCGCAAGTCGAACCTGACGAAGACATGCCTCGCCATCGGCTCGATGCTGGAGAATGAATTCAACAGCCGGAAGTTCGAAGAGGAGATGCCCCGGGCGCACAAGAAGTTCCTGAAGAAGGCAAATCAGGAGACGCTCGAAAAGCGTAGGTGGTCTCACCTCCTGTTTCCGGCTCGCCTCCTCGGCGTTGAGCTTGAAGACTGGCCTGAGAAGGACCGTCTTCTCGTTGGTCTGAAGCTGGTGGACTTGTTCATCTCGGCAACTGGGCTGGTCGAGAAGAAGGATATTCTGTCCTCTCGATTTGGCACCCTTCAAATCCTCGACGGTAACGAACGGACGATGCAATGGATTGAGGAGGAGAATAGACGCCTTGAGCATCTGTTCCCCATCTTCATGCCGACCATCGTTCCCCCGAAGCCGTGGACCTCGCCCTTCGACGGCGGCTACTACACGGCCTTCCGTCGCCTTCGGTTGGTGAAGACGCACAATCACCAGTACCTCGAAGAGCTGGCTAACCGCGACCTTACCGAGGTCTATGGTGCCATCAACGCGCTTCAGGAAACTGCTTGGGCGATCAACACCCCAGTTCTGGACGTGATGCGGACGCTCTACGAGAGCGGCGCGGGCGTGGCTGAGCTGCCAACGAACGACAAGCTGACGCTTCCTCAGCGGCCTTACTGGCTGCCTGATGGAAAGGAGCGCATGTCTGTTGAGGACATGACCGAGGAACAGCTTGAGGAGTTCAAGGAGTGGAAGGCCAGGACGCACGAGACACACCGCAAAAACGCTGAGATGAGCGGCAAGCGGGCTGCCTTTCTGCGCACCCTTGGGGTGGCCGAGAAGTTCAAGGATGAGGAGGCGTTCTATTACCCTCACACCCTCGACTGGCGTGGCCGTGCGTACCCGCTTCCTCTGTACCTGACCCCTCAGGGTTCGGACATCCAGCGTGGTCTCCTGACGTTCGCAAACGTTGTCCCGATCTTGAATGAGGAGGCAGCCGATTGGTTGGCGATCCACGGGGCAGGGATGTTCGGCTATGACAAGGTGAGCCTTGAGGACCGCGTTCAGTGGGTTCGAGATCACGAGGCTGAAATCCTCGCGTGCGCTGAGAACCCCTACGACTTCCGCTTCTGGACCACTGCCGACAAGCAATGGCAGTTCCTCGCGTTCTGCTTTGAGTGGGCCGCGTTCAAGCGGGAAGGCTACGGCTTCGAAAGCAGCTTGCCGGTTCAGATGGATGGCACCTGCAATGGCCTCCAGAACTTCTCCGCAATGCTCCTCGACGAGATTGGCGGAGCTGCCGTGAACCTCATCCCGGCTGAGAAGCCTCAGGATATCTACCAGCGGGTGGCCGATCTGGTCGCTGAGCTGGTCGAGCGTGATGTCACGAGTGATATGGCAGAAGTGGCGCTTATCGCACAAGGATGGGCCGGGAAGGTCAACCGCAAGGTGACCAAGCGTCCCGTAATGACGCTCGCCTATGGCGCTCGTCGGTTCGGCTTCGTCTCTCAGGTCGAAGAGGACACGATCAAGCCGTGGCGCACTGAGAACCCCGTCGAGTACCCCTTCATCACCACCAACGAGGAGGGCAAGCCTTACGACTTCGGTTACAAGGCGGCTCAATACATGGGTGGTCTCATCTGGGATAGCGTGGGCGAGGTCGTGGTAAAGGCACGGCAGGCTATGGACTGGCTTCAGGAGGCTTCGAAGGTCGCCTCGTCTGAGGGGCTTCCAATCAACTGGACAACGCCCGTAGGGTTCCTCGTTCAGCAAGCCTACCGCGTCCCGACCGTGAAGAAGGTAGACACGACCTTCAACTCTCAGCGCATCGTGCTCCGGTATCAGCACGGAGTAGGGAAGATCGATAGCCGCCGTCAGGCGTCTGGGATTAGCCCGAACTGGGTCCACTCTCTCGATGCGGCGCATCTCATGAAGACTATCATGCGGTGCCACTTCGAGGGGATTAGGTCTTTCTCGATGATCCACGACAGCTACGGAACGCACGCAGGCAACGCAGCCAGCATGGCTCGCTATCTGCGCGAAGAGTTTGTCTTGATGTACTCACAAGTGGATGTATTGGGTAGGTTCAAGGAGGAACTCGAAGCTCAGACAGGGGAGACGCTCCCCGATCTTCCGCCGAAGGGTAACTTGGACCTCAATCAGGTTCTCGATAGCCCGTTTTTCTTTGCCTAAAAACATCCACGAGTGAATTGAATATCCGCCATCGGTAGTCCCTCTTTGGGGGATTACCCCACCCTTAAGCAAATCCCGGCGCGGGCTGTTCTCAGAACCTCCCGGCCAATTACCCCACCCTTAAGCAAATCAATCGTCGATGCCCACTCACTGGCGCTGCGATCCTCCGAAGGGCTTTCCTCCTTTCACCTTCGGCGGGCCTCCTCTCGCAGCGTCAATGTGTGGGCATCGCTCCCCGCAAATAGCTCAACAGCAGGTCTCATATCATGACGAACTCCGATGCCTCCAAGGCTCAGAGCGCGCTCGGTCGCGCCATTCAACTCTGGAATCAGGGACGGAACATCTCCTTCCAGCACGCCCAAGAACTTCGCGAAGAAGGCTACGATGTAGCTGCCCTTCGTCGCTTTCATTTCAAGCTCGCTTACTGAGGAGACCGACGATGAAGGCAAGATGCCTCGACAACGTTGGCACGGGTGGCTCCCTTATCGAGGGCAAGGTCTACACGGTCCACCATAGTACGCCCAACCCCGAGATGTTCATCGTAGACGCTGACGAGCATGGTAGGATTGACGAATATTTTAAGCACCGTTTCGAAGTCATTCCTGAGGTCGTTGGCAAACAAGCTGACCTGATCGTCATGGATGAGATCGGCGTTCAGGCCGACCAATGGGACGCCTCGACACGCGGCCCCAAGATGGCGAACCCTACGGGCAAGGCCATCTTCAAATACCAGATGCCAGTCCTCGAACAGTTCGAGATGAAGCTTCCTCAAGGCGCTCTCATCATCCGCATGGAAGATCAGGGCGGCATGTTCTGGCTCTGGGCGGTGGTCGATACCCGTGCCCCTGATGAAACCCGCAAGTTCCGCGCATTCAAAACCGGCGCTCCAATCCCTGACAGCTTCGATGGCAAGTACATCGGCTTCTGCAAAATCCATGTGCAGCAGGAGTTGGGCCTTTACATCTTCGAGGACGTAGCCCGATGACGAAACTTACTCCTGCCATTTACGGCGCAGCCCCGAAGGACTTGGGCGAACTGAAGCTCGACACTTCCGAGATGATGTTCTGGCTCTACCTGCCAATCAAAATGCCCGGGACGTTCCTTCCCGAGCTACCAGAGAACCTCCGTCAGTATCAGCAGATCGTTGATTACTGCATGGATGACGTGATCATGGACGATGCGATCAACCCTCGGGGCGACCGCTGGACACAGAGCTACGTCTACCTGTCGGTCAAGGTTCTGCATGTCACTCCCGATGCCCCCGGCAATCGCCCTGGCTGGCACAGTGACGGCTTCCTTACGAATGACCTGAACTACATTTGGGCCGACCGTAACCCGACTGAGTTCTTCATAGCCGATGGCGTGAAACTCAGCGTGCCTGAAGACCACAAGGAATCGATGGCGACCTTTGAGTTCTGGGCAGACAGCGTACAGCACACACGAGACCGCCTCGAACACGCCAAGGTCAACCACCTCTACCGCCTCGACCAGACCGTCATCCATCGGGTGTCACTGAACGTTGACAGCGGCAAGCGGGCGTTCGTGAAGGTGTCGGTTTCCGACAAGCCTTACGTCCAGCTCGGTAACTCCATCAACCACCTTCTGCCTGAACATCCGCGCCCATCATTGGCACGGCAGGCCGAGCGCAACTGCCCGCAAGGAGGGGCATGATCTACCACCACCGACCGAACACGGTCCCTATCTTCCTTCGCTGCCTCACCTGTGATGGCGAGGGTAGGAAGATGTTTGGCACTGGCGTCTTCGCCACTGGTGTCCGCTGCATGTCCTGTCAGGGACTTGGCAAGCACGTCCGGTACCTCACTCGGGGCCGGTCACTCACCCCCCTCATCAAGCCTGCGCCTCCGGCCAGCTTTGTTTCTCGCTGCCTATCAGCACTCAACAACTGAGAGAAGAACCATGACGAAAATCAACAAGCTCATCTCCGTTCGTCCGTCTGTCCATAACTCCAGCAACTACGGTCGGATTGAGCTGGCCACCTTCAATCCGGAAAGCTACATCAACCTGATCACTACCGAGCGCTCGCTGACGATCTCCCCGAGCGAAGCCAAACAGCTCCGCGATCAGCTTCTCGAAATCTACCCGCTTGAAGTCACCAAGCCGAGCAAGTTCAAGGTGGGTGATAAGGTCGCCTATCAGAGCATCGTCGGTTATGGCGCTCGTGGCATGGCTGGTCGTAAAGGCTCGATCAAAGAGGTTCTGGAAAAGGGCTGGTACAACGTCACCTTCACAGGCGGCATCTTCGACACTGTGATCAAGGTCCATGAAGATTACCTTGTGGCTCAGCCGGTCGAACAGCGTGCATTCCAAGCCGGTGACAAGGTCCGCAATAAAGACGGCGGTACATTCTCAAACGGTCAGAGGGTCGTAACGTTGGATCGCCCTTGCGGCGCTGGCAGTTGGTGGCTCAAAGAGACCAACACCCGCACCTCCACAGCGTTCTTGGAACTGGTGACCCCGGCTGCCTCCATGCCCTCCGCTGAACCGGCGATCAACACCGAACTGGGCCGCTTCATCGTCGCCAAAATGGACAACGGAAACTATCTCCCCGGCACCAAGCCGCGAGTCCACACCTCGGCCAAGTCTGCGAACGATGAGGCTACCCGCCTCGCGAATGACCACGGCGGCACCTTCCATGTGCTTCGTGCTTCCTTCGAAGCCAGCCGTCCGGTCGTCGTTCAGCCCCCGGTTAAGACGGCCAAGCTTTAACCAATTGCATCCACTCGTGGATGTTTCCCAAGCCCCTTCGCCCTGCCGGTGAGGGGGCTTTTTCATTTCTCCAAGCAGGACTTTTAAATGGCAGAACGCAAGAAGAACCCGTCGCTCATTTCCCCTCGCGGCCCCCTGAAGTTCCCGAAGATCGACAAGGTTGACTACGGTACGAAGGACTACCCGAAGCCGAACGGCGAGTATTCCACAAAGCTGGTTCTGGAAGCTGACGCTCCCGAGACCAAGCGCTTCATCGCATCGCTCATGCCCCACTATCAGGAGGCAATGGCCGAGGCCGCAGCCAAGTTCAAAGAGCTGAAGGTCGAGACCCGCAAGAAGCTCGGCAAGGTGACGGAAAACGATCTGTTCACCACGCTCTACGATCAGGACACGGAGCAGCCGACCGGCTACATCGAGTTCAAGTTCGCGATGGCGGCGAGCGGTGAGCGCAAGGACAAGACGAAGTGGTCGGCCAAGCCCGCGATCTTCGACGCCAAGGGCAAGCCGATGACTAAGGTTCCCGAAATCTGGTCCGGTACCGAGGCGAAGGTTTCCTTCGAGTGCCAGCCGTACTTCATTCCAGGCACTGGCGCTGCTGGCCTCAAGCTCAAGCTGAAGGCCGTGCAGGTTATCGAGCTGGTCTCTGGTGGTCAGCGCTCCGCATCGAGCTACGGCTTCGGTGCTGAGGACGGCTACGAGTACGAAGAGCCGACCGCAGAAGACAACGCGGGTGAGTTCGGTGAGGACAGCGGCGAGGATAACTCGTCCAAGACCATCGACGACGATATCCCGTTCTAAGGATTACATGACCTACCGCACAGGCGCATCTCAACTGCGTGCGGTGGGCATTCGAGAAGGCTTCCGTTCAGGGCTTGAAGACAAGGTAGCAGATCAGCTCAAGGAGAGGGGCATCGACCCCCGCTACGAGCAAGAGGTTATCCCTTACGTCAAGCCTGAACGGAAGGCCAAATACACCCCCGATTTCCGGCTGCCGAACGGCATCTACATTGAGACGAAGGGACGCTTTGTAACTGAGGACAGGCAGAAGCACATCCTCATCAAGGCTCAGCATCCCTCGCTCGATATCCGGTTCGTGTTCTCGAACCCCAACGCCCGCATCTCCAAAACCTCTAAGACAACTTACGCCGACTGGTGCCTGAAGCACGGCTTCAAGTACGCGGCCAAAACCATCCCCCAAGAATGGATCGATGAGTAGCATGTTCACGCTGCGTAAGCAGACCAACTACCTCGTCGTGCATTGCTCGGCCACCACTTCGACGATGAACATTGGCGCGAAAGAAATCCGTCAGTGGCACCGCGAAAAGGGCTGGATCGATATCGGCTATCACTTCGTCATTCGTCGTGATGGCACCGTTGAAATCGGTCGGCCCGAGAATACGGTCGGCGCTCACGTTGAGAACCACAATTCCAACTCCATCGGTATCTGCCTCGTCGGCGGTATCGATGCCAAGGGCAAGGCTGAGAACAACTTCACGCCCGCCCAGTTCGCGGCCCTCGCGGCCAAGCTTCGAGAGCTGAAGGCGAAGTACCCCGGCGTCACCGTTCAGGGACACCGAGACTTTGCAGGTGTCAAGAAGGACTGCCCCTCGTTCGACACCCGCAAGTGGATCAGCGAGACCGGCGTGTTTGCCGAGACGGCCCCGCCCATCAAGCTCGATAATGACGGCCTCATCATCCGCGCCGTCGAAGTGACCTCAGCGAACCCCACGCTTTTCAGCCTAGCCAAACGCTTCGGCTACACGGCGGCTGAACTCCAGAAGGCGAACCCTTTGGTTGACCCGACGCAGCTTAAAGTCGGCCAGCTCATTCGCCTCCCGGGCTGATTACCCCACCCTTAAGCAAACCTCCAGCGACCCTCATGGCCCCGTGCCGTGGGGGTCTTTTCGTTTTTACGTCCTCAACATCTGAGAGAAACACATGAGCACTTTCAAAGTGGGCGACCGCGTTCGCCATATCAGTTACGGCACAGGCGTCATCAAAGCCATCGATCCTGATGGTGATGATACACATGCTGTGGAACTTGACCGACCGCTGTTCGGCCATAGCTGCAACGGACGCACGCGCATAAACCATGGCGCGTGGTGCAGTGATCACAAGCTGACGCTGGTTCATCGTGAAGCGGCCTTCAAGGTCGGTGATAAGGTCCGCATCGCGGAAACCCCGTCTGTGGAGTTCTTCTACCACGAAGGCTTCAATGGTCGAGTTGGTACGGTCATCCGCATCGATGTGGACGGCACCCCAGATGTGCTCGTCAACCCCTTCCGGTTCTCGCAGTATGTCCCTGTAGCGGACCTCACTCTGGTGAACGTCGATCCCGTCGAAGCCGTCAAGGCAGCTACCCCGAAGGTCAAGACCATTACCTTCAAGAAGGGCAGCCAGTGCGACCGCCTCGTCAAGTACATGCTCAGCGGCAACTCGGTAACCCCGATCAAGGCCCGTTCGCTCTTCGGTGCTGAGCGTCTCGCAGCCCGCATTCTGGAAATCAAGAAGGCAGGCCACAAGGTGAAGACGGTCATCAAGACCGATCTGAACGGCAAGGTCTACGCTGAATACTCCCTCCGCAATGTCGGTCGGGTGGCTGCCTAACATGGACTTACAGCCGAAAGACCTCATCGACATTGAGGCGTTCGTCAGTGCCCGTCATTGGTACCGCGCCAAACTCACCGAGGCCGATACGGCTGCAATGGTAGAGCAGATCAGGACGGAGCGAGGCGTGTTCCTCGCCCGTCAGCGGTACCACAAGAAGGTGTCGATCTGGGCCGTCTACTGGCCCTCTCAAAATCGCGTGGTGCCTGTCCTCTACAAAGCAGGGCAGGTCCGCGAAATTCTCCCCTCAAAAAATATTGAGAAGGTTTCAGCATGAAGGACTTCGTTGGTCAGGAACTGAACGTGGGCGATAAGATCGTCCACGGCGTAGGCGGGCGTGGTGGTGGTCTTTCGGGGCCGTACATCGTCGCCAGCTTCACCCCCAAGATGGTCCGCGTGAAGCGGGTAGACAGCACGTCTGACTACACCTCCTGCGTTCCCCCTCACAATCTCGTAAAGGTGCTTGCATGAAAGACTTCCTCGTCGGCTTCATTGGTATGGCCGTGGTCTTCGCCGTTATCGCTCTCGTGGTCCTCTCCGTCATCGCCAGCTTCGCTTACCTTGGCTTCGTTGCCGGGCTTCTGACGGGCGCGCTGTGGTTGTGTGTATTCTCCGGTCTGGAGAACTGGGCCAACGGCTGAGGCGAATATGCAAGACAACTCCTGCATTCCGCCGCGCTTCAAGATCGACAAGTCCACCGACGGTTGGTGGAGGTTTGCTGTTTACGAACGCATGTCGTGCCTCGGCATTAAATACTGGGCGCGCGTCTATAGAACAGACGAGCTTGACGCGGCAATTGAATACGTCAGGGAACTCCAGAAAGTACCTCTCTACTTCCGGTAATCATGGAAAACGACAGCTCCTTCATCGGTAAGGAGCCATGCCCGAAGTGCGGTTCAAGGGACAACCTTGGCCGCTACTCGGACGGTCACGCCTTCTGCTTTGGGTGTGACTATTACGAGCCGGGAGATGGCTCTGAAACATCCTCTCAATCCAGAAAGAATACACCCATGTCACAAGAGTTTGTGCGCGGTGAGTACCGTGCGCTCTCGGCCCGTGGCATCACCGAAGAGACGTGCCGTAAGTTCGGTTACCAGATTGGCCGCAACCATCGCGGCGAGCTGGTTCATGTCGCCCCGTTCTATTCCACTGAAGACGGCATACTTTGCGGTCAGAAGCTGAGGGACCAAGAGAAGGACTTCGCGGTCATCGGCAACGTGACCAAGAAAGCCCTCCTGTTTGGGCAGCAGCTTTGGGGTGAGGGCGGTCGCAAGGTGGTCGTGACCGAAGGCGAGATCGACTGCATGACGGTCTCCCAGATGCAGGGCAATAAGTGGCCGGTCGTCTCGATCCCGAACGGGACGAAGGCCGCCAAGGAAGCGCTTTCTCGTCACCTGAAATGGCTATGCTCATTTGAGGAAGTCATCCTCATGTTCGATATGGACGAGCCAGGGCGAGCGGCCACGTCCGAGTGCGCCGTACTGTTCCCCCCGGGCAAGGTCAAGATTGCTTCGCTCCCGCTGAAAGACCCTAACGAGTTGTTGGTGGCAGGGCGTGGCGATGAGATCGTTACCGCGATCTGGCAGGCGCAAGCCTACCGACCTGACGGCGTGGTGTCGTTCAAGGACATCAAGGAAGCCGCTCGCCGTCCCATCGAACTGGGACTGCCGTGGTTCTCCGACCGCCTCACGAAGCTCACCTATGGCCGCCGTCTGGGCGAGGTCTACGCCTTCGGGGCAGGGACCGGCATTGGCAAGACCGACTTCCTCACACAGCAAATCACCTATGACGTGACCGAGTTGGACGAGAAGGTCGGCGTGTTCTTCCTCGAACAGATGCCCACTGAAACGGCCAAGAGGCTCGCCGGTAAGTTTGCCGGTCGTCGCTTCCATATCCCCGACGATGGTTGGACCGAAGAGGAACTTGATCAGGCGCTCGATAAGCTCGATCAGGACCGGCTCTATTTCTACGACTCCTTCGGCGCGACTGACTGGGAGGTCATCCGCGAAACCATGCGGTTCCTTGCTCACAGTGAGGGCGTCCGCATCTTCTACGTGGATCACCTCACGGCTCTTGCGGCTGCCGAGGAGAAGGAAAAAGAAGCGCTCGAAAAGATCATGGCCGAGATGGCGTCTATCGCCAAAGAACTCGGCATTATCATCCACCTCGTGTCTCATCTTTCCACACCTGACGGGAAGCCTCACGAGGAGGGTGGTCGTGTCATGATCAGGCACTTCAAGGGAAGCCGAGCTATCGGTTTCTGGTGCCATTTCATGTTCGGCCTCGAACGTGACCAGCAGCACGAGGATGAACGTCTCCGTTCGGTGACAACCTTCCGCGTTCTGAAAGACCGCTATACCGGCCAAGCTACAGGCGAGGTGATCTACCTCGGTTACGAGCGGGAGACCGGCAAGCTCTACGAAACCAGCATCGACTTTGGCGATGAGACTGGCTCGGACTTCAAGGACGAGACCGCTCCATTTTGACCTATTTAACTCACGGGTGAATATATGACGTACCGATGCCTCAGCAGATGGAAAGACTTCTCCAGCCTCCTAGGGAAAACTTTGACCGCGATTGTCGTCAACGATGACCGGACAGAGATCGAAATAACCACCGCCGATGGTGAACGGTACCTCATGTATCACGAGCAAGATTGCTGCGAGAGCGTGTGGGTTGAGGACATTGCAGGTGACCTCGAAGACCTAATCGGAACTCCGCTTCTGATGGCCGAGGTCACGAGCCAAGACGGTGAAAACAATGATGAGTATGGCACCTCAACTTGGACCTTCTACAGGGCAGCCACGATAAAAGGCTCGGTCACCATCCGCTGGTGCGGAACCTCAAACGGCTACTACAGCGAGGGCGTTTCGTTCGCCCTGCTTACGTCTGACTAAAAACATCCACCAGTGAATTGTTACTCCAGCGAGAGAGCTAGACATGAACTTCCAAGCGTTCCCGAAAATCCCCCGCATCGCCAAGTGCTTCTTCGTCACGATCACGGAGAAGATCGACGGCTCGAACGGCCAGATCGTCATCACCCCCGCAACGGCGGATGATCTCGAAGACACCAACATCCTCGCTCACGTCAACGGCCTGACCATCCGCGCCGGTTCTCGTGGACGTTGGGTTACCCCCGGCAAGGAGACCGACAACTACGGTTTCGCCGCGTGGGTTCAGCGGAACGCTGAGGAACTTGTGAAGCTCGGCCCGGGCCAGCATTTCGGTGAATGGTACGGCTCTGGCATCCAGTGCGGCTATGGCCTGACTGGTGGCGAGAAGCGCTTCGCCCTGTTCAACGCTCGACGTTGGACGGCTCCATACCAAGCCCTGAAGGAAGGCCACGAGGCCGCGTTCCCGAACTGCTGTGAGGTGGTTCCGGTTCTCTATCAGGGTGCGTTCTCGACCGAAGCGGTCAAGGACTGCATGGACCTTCTCAGTTCTCAGGGAAGCAAGCTCGTCGCGGGCTTCATGAACCCAGAAGGCGTCATCGTCGAGATGAATGGCGAACGCGCCAAGCACACCTTCCAGAACGTTAATGGAAAGTGGGTGTCGTGATGATTACGACGCTCTTTGGACGCACCGTCGATCACTGGTGCGATGTGTCTCGTGTAATGGAAGAGCATGGCATTGAGACGGCAGCTCAACTAGAAGAGAGGCTGTCGTTTAAGTCAGCCCTGCGCGAAGTTGCAGTCGTCGATGCAAAGAACCCTCAACGCTTCCTAGGGCGCATCGTTGGTATAAACCTGTCGCAGCTTCAGCCAAGTCACGTCTTCAACATGGTTGTAATGCCAGAGGCGATGGCGTGTTCCTACGCTTCACCGCTGACTGAGGTTACCACCGAGATCGTGCGCTTTGCTGTTGGCCGTACCACCCATGACGGGTGGACCTACACGCCCCGCCTCGAAACCAACGAAGCGCTAGCCACCCTCTTAAAGCTCGAAAAGTTCCGACTCCCCGACGAGACCGAACGGCAGTTCAGGGACAGGTGGCGTTCGCGCTAATCAATCCACACGTGAATAAGTCACTCCAGCGAGAGGACGACAATGGCTCGTTATCTATTCGATTGCGAGACCGATGGATTACTCGATACCTTAACTCAGGTGCATTCATTGGTCCTGCGAGACCCCGAAAGTGGGTTTACGTTCTCGTGCACTCCTCACCGCTACAGCACCGATGACATTACGATCATCACTGACTGGACGGTTGAGGATGCGCTTCATGCCTTGATGCACGCCGATGAGATCATCGGTCACAACATCATCAAGTTTGACATCCCGGCATTGCAGAAGGTGTACCCGTGGTTTGAGCCGAAAGGCAAAATCACAGACACCTTGGTTTGCTCCCGTTTGATCTGGGCGGATATTGCCGACCACGATCTCAAGCAGGTTCGTAAGGGGTACCCCGGCAAGCTCGTTGGTTCCCACTCCCTGAAGGCTTGGGGTTACCGCCTCGGCGTTCTTAAGGGGGAGTTCGGTGAAACCTCCGACTGGGCCACGTGGACCCCTGAAATGCAGACTTACTGCGAGCAGGACGTAACCGTCACTGCGGAGTTGTACGCCCGCATCATCAAGAAAGAGCCGACCGAAAAGTCCCTCTGGATTGAACACGAGTTCGCCAAGATCATCGCCATGCAGGAGCGCCACGGCTTCGCCTTCAATGAGGACGAAGCGGTCAAGCTCTATAACCAGCTCGTCAAGCGGCGGCTGGAAATCTCTGGCGAGCTACAGGAAGCGTTCCCTCCGGTCGAGAAGACCGAAGTGTTCATTCCCAAGGTGAACAACCGCCAACGCGGCTATGTGAAGGGCGAGCCTTTCACGAAGAAGTGGATGGTCGAGTTCAACCCATCGTCCAGGCAGATGATCGCAGATCGTCTTCAAGCGATGGGATGGGAGCCTCAGGAATTTACCCCCTCAGGTCAACCGAAGATCGACGAAACGATCCTTCAGGCCCTCCCATATCCCGAGGCGAAGGTTCTCGCTGAACACTTCCTCGTCGAGAAGCGCATAGGCCAGTTGGCCGAAGGCGATCAGGCTTGGCTCAAGCTCGTCAGAAAGGGACGCATTCATGGCTCGGTCAACACCAATGGTGCGGTCACTGGGCGCTGCACTCACAGTAACCCGAACGTGGCTCAGGTGCCGCGTGTGGGCAGTCCTTACGGGGCTGAATGCCGCGCTCTATTCGCCACGACCGCACGTTGGGTTCTGGTTGGTGCGGACCTATCTGGCTTGGAGTTGCGGTGTCTCGCTCACTTCATGGCCCTCTTCGACGGGGGCGAATACGGGCGCATCGTCCTCGAAGGCGACATCCATACCGTAAACCAGAATGCCGCCGGTCTGCCGACCCGTAACGACGCCAAGACCTTCATCTACGCGTTCCTTTACGGGGCAGGCGATCAGAAGATTGGAAGCATCGTTGCTCCTGATGCCTCGCCTGAGGAACAGAAGCGCATCGGCAAGAAGCTCAAGCGACAGTTCCTTGCGAAGACCCCGGCATTGCGCCGCCTTCGTGAAGTCGTCGAGCTGAAGGTTCTCGGGTTCGTCCCGAAGGCCAAGCCACTCCTCGTCAACCCGTCATACGAACACCTCTGGAGGCAGGATAGCGCGAAGCAGTGGTGGTTCAAAGCGGGTGCCGGTGGCGTGCTGATCGGCCTCGATGGTCGCAAGCTGCACATTCGTTCCGCCCATGCTGCCCTCAATACGCTCCTGCAATCTGCCGGGGCGTTGATCTCGAAGGTCTCGATGATCTTCGCGTATCAAGAACTATCCACTCGTGGTTACGTCTTCGGTCGTGACTACGCCTTCGTCGCTCATATCCACGATGAAATCCAAACCGAGTGCCGTCCTGAACTGGCGGATGAGGTGGGGCAGATCGTCGTTCAGGCCATGCGCGATGCGGGAACCTTCTTCGCCTTCGGTTGCCCGATTGATGGCGAGTTCAAGATCGGAAACAACTGGAAGGAAACCCACTGATGATCGAGGTTTTAACTCGGGCCTTGGAGGAACCCTTCAAGACCAAATCCAACTTCGCCCGTGAACATGCCGATCTGGTGGCTATGGCTGCCAGCGATGGCTTCATTACGACCCGCGTTGCTTGCGGCCTTTACTCCCGCAAATGGCTGATCACACCGACCGGCCTGTCCCATCTCTACGCGCTAACGGGACGAAACCATGACTGAGCGAATGGCCGTTGCCCTCTCGGCGCTGATCATTCTCGCCATCACCCTGAACGTAATCGACCTCTTTATCTGACAGGAGAAGCCCCATGAAGCGTTGGGTTACCTTTGGCCGCACCGAAAGCGGCGACACAATCGTCCCTATCATCTGGGACACGAAGCCCCCTGAGCAGGCGGTCAACGAAGCGTACGAGGCTCTTTACCCCGACGAGTACGCCTATGTTGGCTTCGTCCATTGGACGGCGATGGAAGCGGAGGAAGCGGTTCTTGTCTAAGCGCATCCTCCTCATTGACGCTGACGTGGTGGCCTATGTGGCCGCTTCGTCCTGCGAGGTGGAGACACACTGGGGAGATGGGTACTGGACTTGGCACGTCGATGAAAACGAAGTGAAGGCCAAAGTCAAAGACCAGATCGACGACATCATGTCGTCACTGGACGGTGACGAATACAAGCTCTGCCTCACCGACAGTCTCGGAAACTTCCGAAAGTCTGTGCTCGCCACCTACAAGGGCAACCGTTCCAACATCAAGAAGCCCCTTGTCCTCATGAGGATCAAGGAATGGATGATCGAAGAGCTGGACGCATACTTCCGCCCCGGCCTCGAAGGTGACGATTGCATGGGCATCCTCGCCACCATGAAGGGGTCAACCCTTAGTTCTCATGAGCGGGTGATCGTGTCCATCGACAAGGACATGAAGACCGTCCCGGGATTGTTTTGCCGGAATGTATCCACTGGTGAAATCATCAACGTCAGTGAAGCCGAGGCTGACTACTGGCACCTTTACCAGACCCTCACGGGAGACGCGACGGACGGCTATGCCGGTTGCCCTGGCATCGGCCCCGTGGCCGCCGAAAAGCTCCTCGGTCCCGTCAGTGACGCTGCCAATCTCGACTTGCTCGGGACTTGGGGACGCATCGTGGAGGCCTTCGAAAAGAAGGGGCTGACGGAAGCTGACGCCCTCACTCAAGCCCGTGTGGCCCGCATTCTCAGGGCCTCCGATTATGACTTCAAGAAGAAGGAGCCAATCCTATGGCGTCCACAGTAAACGGGATGGTTCTTCGCTGTACCGGCTGTAGCTCAACCATGACCGAGGACGAGCTTCGTGAGAAGAAGAAGACAAACCCTTTGCTGCGCTCATGCTGCCCCGAGAGGGACATGAGGTGGCAGCCTAAGGGGAAGCTTGTCGCGCTCTACAGTGACGCGGCGGGCAGTGGTAAATCTGAGGTCGCCAAGGTGCTGATCGCTCAGGGCTACGTCAACGTTAAGTTCGCCGGTCCATTGAAGGACATGGCGCGTGGTCTCTTGAAGTCTATGGGCTTCGAGGCTGAGATGGTCGAACGGATGATCGAAGGCGACCTGAAGGAAACCGTCATTCCCGGCTTCAAGACGGTTACCCCGCGTCAGATCATGCAGACACTGGGTACAGACTGGGGCCGGGAAGCGATCGATCAAGACCTCTGGACCAACGTTGCGCGGGCTAAGATCGAGAAGCTCCGCGACAAAGGCGTGAATGTCGTTGTCGATGATCTTCGCTTCCCCAACGAATACGACCTCGTGAGGGGGCTTGGCGGCTTCGCGGTCAAGGTGGTTCGACCTGACCCTTCACGGGAAGCAGGCGGTGCCTATGAAGGCAAACTCCGAGGTCGCGATTGGCATCATGTCATCTTCAACACGAGCAGCCTCTTCGACCTGAAAGGCAAGGTGCTGAGCTTTGCGTCCTACATTCAAGACGTTTAACCAATTGTAATCACAGGTGGATCAAATGAAGTATCTCTCCAGCCTTTTGGCACTCGCCCTCGTGGCAATTCTCTCCATCGCCCCGGCAATCGCTGAGGCAAAGTCCTTCGGCGGCTTCCGTGGTGGCAGCTCGTTCCGCTCCTCGTCGTTCTCGTCGCGCTCCTACAGCCGACCCTCGACCTCGTATTCGCGACCGTCATCGACTTACTCGCGACCGGCCCCGGCCTATCGCCCTTCGACGACCTATAATTCCAGCACGACCGTCATCCAGCAGCAGCGTAGCGGCGGTGGTTTCTTCAGTGGAATGTTCGGTGGCCTTGCCGGTTACTGGATCGGTTCGCAGCTCTTCGGCGACGACAAACCGGCTGAGCCTGCACCCGCACCGACCCCGGCAGTTCCGACCGAAGTTGCCCCGAGCGCCCCGGCTGAAGTAGCTCCGGCCCCGGCTGCCGAGGAGACCCCGAAGGCCGAATAAGTGACCCTGCAAGATCACACGAATGAAAACCTGCCGAGCAACTTGAAGGTTTCCCGAAAGGGGAACCTCCTCGTGTTCGAGACCAGAACCGCGACGATCTCGATGGATTTCAGCCGTCGCGAGGAGATCATCGCAGCAATCAAATCCTTGGGGTGAAGACCGCTCCAAGGACAACCGGCAATTACCCCACCCTTAAGGATAACTCGATGGATCAAAGCGATCTCCCGCCTATCCCGAAAGACCTCATGGAAGCCCTCGATAAAAGGTTCCCCGAGAAATCCCCCTCACTGAAAACCTCCATAGATGAGATTCGATTTGAGAGTGGGAAGAGGGCGGTCGTGAGGTTCCTCCTCGATCAATACAACCTTCAGAATGAGAAGGTGATCAAGACACAGGTTCTCAAGTAATGTGCAAACCCAAAGTCACGCAGCAGAAGGTTGAGCCTGTCGCTCAGACGCCACCTCCTGCACAGCCAGCCGCGACCGTAAATCAATCAGCTCCCCAGACGCCCGACGAAGCATCCCCCGAAGCTGCCGCCCTGAGGGCGAAGCGAAAGGGCCGCTCCAGTCTGCGTATTCCGCTCGACGCGGGGGTAGGTGGCGGCAACACGGGAATTAACGTCCCTCAGAAGTAAGGCCCCGAATGACCGGAAAAACAGCAGCCGGTCGTTACCAACAACTTTCGAATGCCCGAACGTCCGTCCTCGAACGGGCGCGCTCCGCAGCCAAGCTGACGATCCCGTCACTCATGCCCCCTTCAGGGCATTCCGAGTCTTCCACCCTGCCGACCCCGTTTCAGGGCATCGGCGCACGGGGCGTGAATAACCTCGCATCAAAGCTCCTTCTGGCGCTGCTCCCTCCGAACTCTCCCTTCTTCCGTCTGATGATCGACGACTTCACGCTGGAGAAACTTACCCAACGTGAAGGTATGAGAGCCGAGGTCGAGCGTGGTCTGAACAAGATCGAGCGCGCTTTGATGACGGAAATCGAGACAACGGCAATCCGTGTCTCTGCCTTCGAAGCACTCAAGCAGCTCCTCGTTGCTGGTAACGTCCTAATCTATCTCCCTCCCGAAGGGGGTATGAGGGTCTTCCGTCTCGACCGCTATGTGGTCAAGCGTGATCCTATGGGTAACGTGATTGAGATCGTCACCCGAGAAGACATCTCGCCTGACATGGTTCCTGAAGCCATGAAGGCGCACGTCAAGCAGAAGTCCACGTCCAACGAAAAGACCATCGAGCTTTACACTCACGTCATTCGTCAGGCTGACAAGTGGATCATTCGCCAAGAGATCAAAGGCATGACCGTGCCGAAGTCCCGAGGCTCTTATCCGCTCGATAAATGCCCGTGGATTGCCCTTCGCTTCACCAAGATCGACTGCGAAGACTATGGGCGCGGCTACGTCGAAGAATACTACGGCGACCTTCTCTCCCTTGAGGAACTGCAGAAGGCCATCGTGGAAGGTTCCGCAGCCGCCGCGAAAGTTCTCTTCCTTGTGAACCCTAACGGCACCACGAGGATGACCGACATTGCGAAGGCGCCTTCCGGCTCTGTTCGCTCCGGTAATGCTGAGGACGTTAGTGTCCTCCAGCTTGAGAAGTTTGCCGACTTCCAGATTGCCTTTAAGACGATTGAGACAATCCAGCAGCGTCTCTCGTTCGCCTTCCTTCTGAACACCGCGATCCAGCGGGCAGGGGAGCGCGTCACGGCAGAAGAAATCCGCTACATGGCGGGTGAGCTGGAGGATGCCTTAGGTGGCGTCTACTCGATCCTGTCGCAAGAATTTCAGCTCCCGCTTGTCCGCGTGATCATGTTCCGAATGGAACGTCAGCGGAAAATCCCGGCGCTCCCCAAGGGCGTTGTGAAGCCTACCATCACGACCGGCCTAGAGGCTCTTGGTCGCGGCCATGACATGAACAAGCTGAACCTCTTCGCAGGTGCCGCCGTCCAAGCGGCAGGGCTGCCCCCTGAGGTCAACAAGGCCGACTTCCTAACCCGCGTTGGTACCGCTCTTGGTATCGACATGTCGGGCTTGATGCTCAGCCCTGAACAAGTCGCTCAGGCACAGCAGGCCGAAATGATGCGGCAGATGATGGATAAGCTCGGCCCGAAGGGCATGGACATTCTTCGAGATCAACTCAAACCGGAGGCACAGGATGGCACGCAAGCCCAAGTCCAATGAACCTCAGACGGTTGATAGCGCGGCTGAAACTGCCCCTTCGCCTTCTGAAGCGCCCGCCCAGAAATCAGGCCCGAAACGGACTGAACACGCGGGCGGCATCGTCTCTATCGACTATTAAGGAAAACCCAGATGGCCTCATTCGGTGACGCCTTCAAGGCTGCCCGTTCAGCCGGGAAGACGACCTTTAAGTGGCAGGGGAAATCCTACCACACCAAAACCAAAGACGAGATGGAGAAGACCAAGAAGTCTGTTCCGGTCCCGGCTGCCCGCCCAACAGGGGATGAAGGCAAACGATCCAGCTCCGTCTCAGGTGAGGGGAAGACCTATAAGGCTCCCGCACCAGCCGCTGAAGCCGCACCTCGCCCGATGCAGGACTATCCGCGTCCCGCAAAATCGGTCGGCATCGCCAAGGCAGGCTCACGCCTATCCATCGCAGCAGCGCGTCTTGAGAACGAACCTGAGAAGAAAAAGGTCTCGGGCTTCCGTCGCAGTCTCCAATCCCAGTAACGCGAGTTTCAATGGAACCTGAAGTAACACCCGATACCCAGACCCTTACTCCCGGCACGCCTGAGCATGACGCTCTGATGGTCGAGAAGTTTCAGTCCCAGTCTGGTACGACCGAACAGAAGCCCGCCGCAGCTACCGAGCGGCCCGCATGGCTCCCCGAGAAGTTCGCCTCTCCTGAAGACCTGGCCGCGTCCTATGCCGAGCTTGAAAAGAAGCTCTCGACCAGCAAGGAAGAGCCGCCCGCCGCTACTACCGAGACGCCCCTTGAAGAGGCCCGTTCGGCTGTTGATAGCGCAGGCTTGGATTTCAACGCCCTGAGCGATGAGTTCCTTTCCAACGGCACGCTCTCCGAAGACAGCTATAAGGCACTCGCCTCCAAGGGCTTCGACCGCGATCTCGTGGACAGCTATATCGAAGGTCAGGCCGCGAAGGCCGATCTCTTCCGCGCCGAAGTCCTCCTCGAAGTGGGCGGCGAACAGTCCTACACCGACATGGTGACGTGGGCTGCCCAGAACCTTTCGAAGGCCGAGATCGAAGCCTACGATGCTCAGGTGGATAGCGGCAACCTCACTGCTGCGAAGATGGCTGTTGCTGGCCTGAAGGCTCGCTACGAGAAGGCGAACGGTGACGAACCGTCGCTCCTGAACGGCGACACTGGCGGCTCTTCTGCCGAAGTGTTCCGCTCCACCGCTGAGCTGACCGCAGCAATGCGCGACCCCCGCTACAAGAAAGACGCCGCATACCGTCAGGATGTTGAGCGCAAGCTTGCCAAATCTTCTCTCTTCTAACAGGAGGAAACTATCACCTACCTCGCACTCCTCTGGGCGCACCTCGACGATATCTTCGCCGTGCTCTTCGCCCTTCAGGCCGCACTCGTCACGATCACGCGCCTGACCCCGACCCCCAAGGATGACGCTATCGCGGCCAAGGTTCTGACCTTCCTCGAAACGCTTGCATCTGTCCTGTCCGTCAAGCGGAAGGACTTTCCAGCAGCTCCCGCAAAGCCGGGACTGTTCTAAAAAACGTACCCCCGACGCCTCTCACCGAAGCGCATCTCGGGGGTCTCTTTGGCTCATAGTTCAACGGTAGAACGTCCGACTGTTAATCGGAGAATGTAGGTTCGATTCCTACTGAGCCAGCCAATTACTACCCTGTGAAAGATGTTCGACAGTGCTGCGTGCCTCATACGCGGCTGTCCAAAGGTAATCCCCAGAACACCACTCAACAAGCTCAGCCCCGATGCGTCGGGAGAACTTTGTCGTGTCGAGTGAAGACGTTCGGGAAGCCTGATCAACTTCCAACTCTTCACAGGAAATACATTATATGGCAAACGCCAACGTTACCCGCATTGGTCAGATCAACGGTTCTGGTGATGTGGATGCACTGTTCCTCATGAAGTTCGCTGGTGAAGTTCTCACCGCGTTCGAGGAAACCAACGTCGCACTCGAACATACGATGACGCGCACCATCGATTCCGGCAAGTCGGCTCAGTTCCCGGCAACCGGCAAGGTGGGCGGTGAGTACCACGTCCCGGGTACCGAGATCACGGGCCTCAACCTGAACTCGGCTGAGACCGTTATCACTATCGACGATCTGCTTATCTCGCACGGCTTCATTGCCAACATCGACGAGGCCAAGCAGCACTACGATCTGCGCTCGATCTACTCCACCGAAATGGGCCGCTTCCTTGCCCGCACGATGGACAAGCATCTGCTTCAGGTCGGCGTCCTCGCAGCCCGCGCAACGAACGTTGTCCAGGGCGAGCCGGGTGGTTCCGTTATCCTGACGGGCGAAGACGGTCTGCCGTCCACTCCCAACTTCGATACGAACGGTGATCACCTCGCAGCCGCGTTGTTCATCGCCGCTCAGAAGATGGATGAGAAGGACGTACCGGAAGAAGAGCGCGTAGCGTTCGTTCGACCGGCCCAGTACTACAACCTCGTTAAGGCCACCAACAACCTGAACAAGGACTGGGGTGGTATGGGTTCCTACGCTGAGGGTAGCATCCTCAAGGTCGCGGGCATCCAGATCATCAAGACGAACCACCTCCCGAAGACCGACCTGTCGGCTTCCACGGGTGTCGAGGCTGGCACTGGCAACAAGTACCGTGGTGACTTCTCGAAGGTCTCCGCGCTTGTCATGCACAAGTCGGCTATCGGTACCGTCAAGCTGCTCGATATGGGCATGGAGTCGGCCTACGATATCCGCCGTCAGGGCCACCTCATGGTCGCCAAGTACGCAGTAGGTCACGGCATCCTGCGCCCGCAGGCCGCTGTCGAAATCCGCAATTCCGCGACCTAATCAATCCACCTGTAAATACATTGGGGAGGCTCCTTCTGGGGTCTCCCCTTTTTTTCGCCGTTGAGAGGCTCAATGTCCGTCCTTTCCCTCACTCCGACAACGGAGCTTGAGGCGATCAACCTTATGCTGTCCGTTATCGGTGAAAGCCCCGTGAACACGGTGGAAGACACTGGCATCGTTGACGCGGTTGTCGCCCGTCAAATTCTTACACAATCCAGTCGAGACGTTCAGGTTGTAGGCTGGCATTGGAACACCGAGATCAACTACCCGCTGGCCGCGTCCTTTCCTGAGGGCGAGATCGCGCTACCGCCGAACACCCTTCGAGTGGACGCTTCCGGCGATGATGCGCGGCTCGATCTAATCCAGCGCGGTAACCGCCTTTACGACCGCGTGAACCACACCTTCAGCATCGGCAAGACGGTGAAGGTCGCCATCGTCCTCTTCCTACCGTTCGACCAGCTCCCTGAGGCTGCTCGCTCATACATCGTCATTCGGGCTGCCCGCCAATTCCAAGAGCGGATGGTCGGCTCTGAAACCCTCTGGCAGTTCAACTCCAGAGACGAGGTGAGGGCGTGGTCTAACCTCCAGTCGGCAGAAGCCGAGACGCTCGACCTGAACGTCTTCCGCGATAACTCCTCCGTGCGCCGAGTTACCGACCGAGTAATTGGTACGAATATCTCGGGAGTGCTCCTCTAATGGCAGGCGCACTCGTCTCAACCACCATCCCGAACCTGATCAACGGCGTCTCTCAGCAGCCTTACGCGCTCCGTCTGGCAAGCCAAGCGGAAGCCCAAGAGAATGCCCATAGTTCGGTCGTTGAGGGGCTTCGGAAGCGGGCCGGAACAACGCACCGCGCAAAGATCGTCGGCGCTCCTTCTGGGGAGCTGTTTACTCACACCATCAATCGCGACCGAAACGAACAGTACGAAGTCCTGATCGGCGGGGGTGACCTGAAGGTTTACGACCTTAAGACCGGGACGGAGAGGTCGGTGTCGTTTCCGAATGGGAAGGGCTACCTCGTGGCCGCCGACCCACGCTCAGCCTTCAAGGCGGTGACGATTGCCGACTTCACCTTCATCATCAACCGAACGGTGGTGGCTCAGCAGGCCCCCGATCTTAGCCCCGTGAGAGCGCCTGACGCCCTCGTGTGGATCAAGCAGGGCAGCTACGGCACGAAGTACACGATCTCGTTGAACGGTGCATCCTACACCTATCAGACGCCTGACGGTTCGACTGCCTCCCATATCAACGATATCCAAACGGACGTGATTGCGTCCCGCCTAATCTCCGGTCTTCAGGGTGTGGTGGGCGGCTTCTGGTTCGCCCAGAATGGTTCGAGCATCCTCATCGGTCGCAATGACGGTGGCAACTTCAGCATCACGATCAGCGATAGCCAGGGCGACCAAGCCACGAAGCTGGTGAAGGGAAGCGTTCAGCGGTTCTCCGATCTCCCGGCCAAAGGCTTTGACGGCTTCACGGTGGAGATTGCCGGCGACCAGTCCTCTTCCTTCGATAACTACTATGTCCGGTACAGCACCGCCGCAGGTGCCAGCTCGGGCGTATGGGTTGAGGGTGTGAAGGGTGGCGAGAACATCCGCCTGAACAAGTCCACAATGGCTCACGCTCTGACCCGTAATGCGGACGGTTCGTTTACGTTCAAGACGGTTGACTGGATTGAGCGAAAGACTGGTGACCTCGATAGCAGCCCCATGCCTTCGTTCGTCGGGAAGACGCTGAACGACATCTTTTTCCACCGTAACCGCCTCGGGTTCATCGCGGATGAGAACGTGGTTTTCAGCCGGTCTGGAGACTTCTTCAATTTCTTCAGATCGTCGGCCACTCAGGTTCTCGATACCGACCCCATCGACGTGGCCGTGTCACATATCAAAGTCTCGATCCTTCAGCACGCGCTTCCCTTCAATGAGACGCTCTTACTGTTCTCGGAGCAAACGCAGTTCCAGCTCGGGGCCGCCGACCTCCTGACGCCTCAGACAATCTCGATCAACCAGACGACCGAGTTTGAATGCTCGCTCAAAGCTCGGCCTGTCGGCGCGGGCCGTAACGTCTACTTCACGTTCAACCGGGGCAACTTCTCCGGCCTGCGTGAGTATTTCGTGGACGGCGATACGAACACAAATGACGCCTCTGACGTGACCTCTCACGTTCCGGCTTACGTCCCGAGGGATATCTACAAGATGGCTGCCTCCTCTTCTGAGGACACCATTGCGATGATCTCGGAGACTGAGCGCAACACGATCTACGTCTACAAGTACTTCTGGAACGAACAGAAGAAGCTCCAGTCGGCGTGGTATAAGTGGACGTTCCCAGCGACCGATAAAATCCTCTCGGTGGAGTTTGTCGAAAGCGATCTCTTCCTCATCGTGCGCCGCAGTGATGGCGTGTTCATCGAGAGCATGTCCGTCAACCCGGGCTACAAGGACGAGGGTTTTGAGTTCGGATTGCACCTCGACCGCAAGGTGACAGAAGCACGCTGCACGGTGACCTATGATGCCGTGGCAAACGTAACCACGATCACGCCGCCTTACGTTCTGGAAGCGGGCCTCTTGGCCTCCGCAAACCCATACGAGATCATCGCCCGAAACGGTGACCCTCTGAAGAAACCGGGGCAGATCATTCCGTATACGCTGAGTGGCGGTAGCTTCAAGGTTGCCGGTCAACTGTCCAAGTTCTATGTCGGGCGCTCCTTCGTGATGCGCTACAGGTTCTCCACCTTCGTCATCAAGGAAGAGGCTATCGGCGGTGGCGAGATGACGGTCGGGGAGGGGCGCATCCAGCTCCGTAAGGCAAACCTGACCTACGACAACACGGGCTACTTCCGAGTGGTCGTGACGCCTTTCCGCCGCGACCCGTATTCCTACGTGTTCTCGGGCCGCGTGATCGGTTCGGCCAAGAACGTCATCGGTCAGGTAGCGGTGGACGGTGGCCGTTTCGGCTTCCCCATCATGTCGAAGAACGACATGGTGACGATCGATATTGTCAATGACACCTTCCTTCCTTGCGCCTTCCTGAGCGCGGAATGGGAGGCCCTTTACGTAATCCGTTCCAAGAGGTTGTGATGCTGGAAACACGTCACTCCCGCCCCGAGGACGTGACCTATCTAGCTCCCAGACTTCGCCCTGACGATCTTCGAGAGCTGCTTGCCGCTGGTTCCCCCAGTGCCGAGCAGGCTCTTGAGGACGGCTTTAAGCTGTCCCGTCAATGCGTTTCGGTGGTCAATGAAGAGGACAATGCAGTCGCCATGTTTGGCGTCTGTCCCTCCAATGAACCCGAACTGGGCTACATCTGGCTCCTCGGAAGCGATGAGATCAAGACAAACAAAACGAGGTTCCTCAGGCGCTCAAAGCTCTGGGTGGAAACCTTCCACGAAGAATTTCCCGTTCTCGCTAACGCTGTAGACCAGCGCAACACTGTCCACCTTCTGTGGCTTCGTTGGCTTGGCTTCAAGTTCCTGAGAACGATCAACTCGCCCGGGCCGGGAAACCTGCCCTTCTATGAGTTCGCAAGGATTAGGAATGTGTGACCCGCTATCGATGATCGGCTTCGGTATTGCGGCTGCCTCTCAGGTCGTCAGTTACCAAGGGCAAGTCGCAGCCGCCGAGCAACAGAACCAGCTCTACCGCGAGAATGCGGCGAGGGCGAACCAGAATGCCCGCGATCAGATGTTCCAGACGCAACAGCGCATGTTGCAGGAACAGGAGGCAGCAGCCGCCGAGAAGATCGACAACACCCGCGAGGCGAGGGCAGCCAAAGCAACAGCGTCAGCAGCAGCCGGTGAGGCGGGCGTAACCGGCCTATCGGTCGATGCCCTCCTGAGGGAGTTTGACGGTCGAGCCGCTGAGGCCAACGACCGCATCGACCAGAATACCGAATGGAGCATGACGCAGCTCAACAACGAAATGAAGGGCATCCGCGCCAACACTGAGGACCGCATCAACTCGGTTCAACGGGCCGCTAAGCCGTCCTTCTGGGACGCTGGCTTGAGGATCGCAGGGGCGGGGCTGGATTCCTACACAAACTCCAAGAGCCGTCAGCTCACGAGACGAGGATAACATGGTAACACTCCCGGGCCTCAGGCCAATTGATGAAGACCGCCGAAGCTCGGAAGCCAAAGGCGCGAAGAGCCGCGTTCAGACACCATCCAGCTCGAACATCCGCAAGCCTTCGCTGCGACCTGTCGCTTCTCCGGTGGACACCTACGCCCGACCTGAGCAAGCCCCTATCGGTTCCAATGGACTGGAGGCGCTCGCTCAGTCGCTGGCGAGTATTCAGCCAAGCCTTCAGAACTTCATCAATGTTCAGGACAAGGCAAAGAACCAGCCGCTCGATGCGGATTACGATGCCGCCCGAACCGCGATGCTCGGCATGTCTCCAGATCAGCGGGCTACCGCCATCAAGGACGGCAAAGTCCCTGCCTTGACCACTTTGGCGGGCCGTGAGGTGGCCGGTGAGCGCGTTGCTTACGACCGCTCGCTTGCCATCATGGAAGCCTACAATACCTCCTTCGACAAAGGCTCGGGCGATATCGACGCTTTCGTTCAGGAGCAAATCAAAGGCGACCTTGAGCAGTATGGGAACGACCCCGTGTTCATGGGCGCTTACTCGAAACAGATCACCGCCGTTACCGACCGCCTGAGAGGGCAGGCCGTTGACGACCGCTCGACCTTAGAGATGGAAAAGCGGACTGGCGACGTGTACGAGAAGTGGTCCGCAAAAGCTTCCTTCGAATTGGCTGAGGGCAAAGCTCCTGAGGACATCGTGAAGGACACCTTCTCCGACTTTGGGAAGAACCGTGACCTCCTTCGACTGCCGTTCGATAAGCAGCAAGAGATGGTCCTTCAGCTTGCCGATCAGGCGGCCACACGCGGCGACCTCGCCCTGGCTAAAACCTACCTCCAGTTCGAGCGACAGGATGGCCCCTACAAGGGCAGCCTTCTGACTGACGCTAAGCTCGGCAACAAGGCGAACGATCTCCTGAGCCGCATCGATACGGCACAGCAGAAGCTCAATCTCGCCAAGACCGCTGAGGAGGCCGAAGGGCAACTCGGTACTGAGCTTGATGAGGCTTGGCAGCGAGGCGAAATCAAGTTCCGCTCTCCCGTCACGATGCCGACCAAGACCGGCGCAACGAAGGAAGTTTCCCCTGACGATCAGGAGAAGCAGGCGGCCCAGAGGGCGCTTGATCGCAGCCGTCAGGTCGCCGCTGAGCGGAAGGAAACGCCCGAACAGACGACTGAGCGGGAGCTTGAAGAGTTCGCCGCGAATGGTGTTAAGCAGCCGGAATGGTTCCGCGTCATGGATGCTGGAGCGAGTGCCGCCACGGTCCCGAATGTTAGCCTCGACCAGCCGCCTGACATTCTCATTCAGGGTTACCAGAAGTACCGCGAGCTGTATGGCAAGGCCCCGGTCTACCTCGAACAGAACCTCAACTCTAAGGCCGCCGACTTTTACGAGATGGTGCGCGTGGGTGAGGAAATGGGATGGGACCAGCGGCTCTCCATGTCGGTCGCCATGAAAGCAAGCGCTCCCGGCGCGGCTCAGGACGAAGCGACGCAACGCGCTCAGTTCCAAAAGCTCAACGCCAAGGTTGCTGACGTGGTTTCGAGCAAGAAGAGCGGCGGCCTGTTTGGTACCGGACTTTTCGGTACAGCCCCCGTAAACGAGGGTACCGTTAAGACGGAACTGAACCGATACGCTCAGCTCTACATGAAGATGGGCCTTGGGGAGGATGACGCCATTGAAAAGGCTTCAGCCCGCTTCGAGAAGAACTACTTCAACTTCAACGGCACGCTGATCAAGCGAGATGAGCGGATGCCCCCGAACTTCGAGAGCTACGCCCAGACAGCCGTAAGCGCCTTCGTGGCGAAGTACGGCGAACAGCTTCATGTCGATGAAGGCGACCTCTCGCTCCTTCAGGACGGCACCTCGACTGGCTCGTGGCTCATCTGGAACCCCTCGACGGGTTCAACCTACCCAACATCAATGTTCCCCGAAGCGCTCGTTACCTACCGCTCCATGTCGGAAGCGAAGCAGGCCGAGCGGCGCAAGGCTGAAGAAGCCGTTGTTGAGAAACACTCACAGCGAAAGGGGAAGTAATCACAGGAGACATGAATGGCAGATATCAAGGCCATCATCACAGACGCGGCAAATCGCTACGGCGTTGACCCCGAGACTGCCATTCGCATGGCTCGCATTGAGAGCGGCTTGGACCCCCGCGCCCAGAACCCCAGTTCCTCGGCTGGCGGCCTCTTCCAGTTCATTGACGATACGTGGAAGGGCTATGGGCAGGGGAAGAATAAGTACGACCCTTACGCCAATGCTGACGCTGGCGCTCGCCTGATGCGTGACAACATCCGAGGATTGACCCGTGCACTGGGCCGAGCGCCCTCAGCCGGTGAGATTTACATGGCCCATCAACAGGGCCTCGGCGGTGCGCTCACCATCCTCAAGTCTCCCGACAGGCCCGCCGCTGAGGTTCTCGGTCGCAAGGCCGTACAGCTCAATCTCCCGGGCGAGCGGAAGGGTGAAACCGATACTATCTCTGCCGGTGATTTCGCTCAGCTCTGGGCGAAGAAGATCGAAAGGGCAGGTGGTGGAAGCCTCTTGTCCGGTGGCGGTGTGTCCAACTCCCTGTCACCCACGAGTGACTATCGGGTGGGCGATGCGAGCAACCCCGCCACGGCCCCCGTGACCTACGGCGAAATCGACACCCACAAGTTCGTCAACGACACCACCGAAATGCTCCGCACTGAGGAAGCCGAGAAGAAGGCGAAAGCTGAAGCTCCCGGCTTCGTTGACGCTGTTGGCATGGCGATCTCCAATACGTGGTCGGTGGCCGCGCCTTTCAAGGCCCTCGGCTACCAGACCCCCGACCCGAACTTCAAAGTGACGCCTGAGCTTCTGAAGGAACGTGCCGCTGAAATCCCGAACGAGCAGCTCGAAGAGTTCGCGGATGCTGTCTCGGAGGAGCATTTCGAGGCTATCAAGACCCGTATCTTGAAGCAGATGGAAACCGACCAGAAGCTCGCCTCACTGGGCGGCAAGGGCATCGCACTCCAGTTCGGTACCGCGCTCCTTGATCCCGGCGCTATTGCGGCGACCCTTGCAATCGGCGCGGCGACTGGCGGCCTAGGCCTTCCGGCTGCCGTTGCGTCCCGCTTCGGTCGTGCCGGTACCATCGCCTTAGGTGCTGCTGAAGGTGTGGCCGGTAACCTTGCTGTCGATCTCCCGCTCATGGCGACAAACCCGATGATGGGGAAGTCAGATCTAATGTACTCCATCGGGAGCGGTATCGTCCTTGGCGGTGCCTTCTCTGCGTTCCGTAAGGGCGCTCCTATGCTCGAAGCTGAGAATGCCCAGATGGATGCCATCGGCCACCAGATGCAGCGGGAGGCGGTTGAGAGTGCAGCTCCTCAAGGCAGCTCTGTAGGTGCGGCTCAGGCAGGCGCTGACGTGCCGACTTATCGCACTGACGACCGCGACAATCATCGCTTCTGGAAGAAGATCGATGAAAACTTCGAGCTTGTTTACGGTCGCCCTCGCTTCGACCTTTCGGCTCAGCTCATGAAGTCTGGCGTGCCTATGGTTCGGTCCCTCGGAAACTACCTCGTGGAAAACGCGGTCGGTAACCGGAAGGGCAAGGTGACTGTCATCTCAGCCTCAGAAACACAACGCCGCCTTCAGCGCGTCTCGACTTACAAATGGGCGAAAGCCTACGGCGATGCTTGGGACAAGTATAAGAAGCGCAAGGGTGTGAGCCTCTGGAATGCCACTGACGAACAGCGGAAGTTCTCCGAACAGATCACCGCATGGCAGCGCGCCAAGGGCATCGATAAGGAAGCCTTCGATCCCGAGGTGAGGGAAGCCGGGGCGCAGTTCAACGCTGTAATGCGGGACTGGTGGGCCAAGGCCAGGGAGGAGGGCATCACCCGTTCTGAGATGGGCGTGGATGGCTACGTTCCTCGTATTCCGCACCTAGAACGATCTCGTGAGCTGGTGCATCGGTTCGGCTATGACCGCACTGGTTCTGACAACAGGGACGGCCTGACGGCTCTCTTCACGGCCTCCATTAAGAAGGCTCAGCCAGACATCGACGACAAGCTCGCAAGGAAGATGGGCTACGCGATCCTCGACCGCATGAACAAGCTCTCAGCGGGGCAGGAGATCGGTATGGCTCGTGGCCTTGCTGCCGAAGATATGGACGACTTCAGAGCGTTCCTCTCTGACGTTCGCCTTCAGGACGGCGGCGCGATGTTCTCCGAAGCTGAGATCGAAGACGCCATGAACGCACTCACGAAGTCCCGCACAAAGGACGCTGAGGCCGGTGGCAACAGCCGCCTTCAGCATCGCGTGCTTCTCGACGAAAACCATTCAATGGTGGTTCGGGACCGCTACGGCGTCCCTCAAGAGGTGTCGGTCAAGGACTTCTACGTCAACGATGCGAACCTCCTCATGCACACCTATAACCGCTCCATGTCTGGGCAAATTGCCTTGGCACGAGTGAAGGTACCGCACCCCGAGAACCCGGGCGAGTGGCTCATTGACGGCATTCGAAACCAGTCTGATTTCAATCGGCTGGTCGAGCAGGTCAAGGGCGTAGCCAATGAAGAGGCCAAGATCGACCCGAGTAAGGTCAACGTTGAGAAGGACATCGACAACCTTCGCTTCGCCTATAACGCAGTCGCGGGTATTCCGAACTGGAACCAATCCTCCGACTGGGCGCGGACACTGAGGGCGCTCCGAGATTACAACTTCACCCGCCTCATGGGGCAGGTAGGCTTCTCTCAGATTCCCGAAATAGCCCGCGTAGCATCGCAGTCCGGTATCAAGTCCTTTGCTGCCGGTATGCCGTCATTCAGGCAGTTGCTTAAGCTTGCCCGAGAGGGGCGCTTGGGTGACGACTTGGGCGATGAGCTTGACGCTATCGGGGCCTTCGGTACCGACCACGTGACGAGCCGCTTCAGCCCTCAGATGGATGACTTTGGCATCCCGACGCATCTCCGCTCGACGACGCCTCTGGCAAAGACGCTTGACCAGCTCGACCCGAAACTAAAGGCGCTCAATCACAGCGTCTCGATGGTCTCTGGCATGGCCCCTATCAACGCGGTCTTTCAGCGTTGGGCCTCCCGTGCCTTCGCGGTGAAGTTCGTCAACATGGCGAAGTTCGGTGACAAGGTGAACATGGACCGGCTCAAGCTCCTCGGCCTGACCGCTGACGATGCAGAGTTGATCTTCAAGAACATCCGCGCTCATGCCAGCTTTAAGGGCGGTGTTCAGCGAGGCTCGAAGCTGGAAGCTCTGGGCATCGCGAAATGGGACGGCAAGGCAGCGGCGGCTTTTGAAAGCGCCATGTTCAGGGCCTCTCGAAGCATGATCTTGGAGAACGATGTAGGACAGTTCGCGAAGTGGATGAGCAGTCCTCTCGGGCAAACCGTTCTGCAGTTTCGTTCGTTCGCCGTTGGTGCCTGGACGAGGGCGCTCATGCAGGGACTGAACATGCGCGATATGGAAGCCTTCATGGGGATGATGGGTGCAATGTTCCTCGGCACGCTGACCTACATCGGCCAGACGCATCTCAACACCTTGGGCGACAAAGACCGGGATAAGAAGCTGAAGGAGCGCTTGTCGCTGCATAACCTCGCACTTGCAGGTTTCCAGCGCACCTCCGAATCGTCCCTTGTGCCTATTCCCATTGACGCAGCCGCCGCGTTGGTCTCTGGCGAGACAGTCTTCGATTTCCGCTCAACTGGCCTGAAGACTGACCCTATGAGCGTGTTCGGTAACCCAACGGGTGACCTGATCACGACCGCCTTCCAAGGCGCTCAGGGTGTGGTGACGGCCATCGGCGGTGACGATTACTCTCAGCCTGACGCCCGCAAACTGTTCCAAGCAGCTCCCGGGCAACGCATCGTCGGAATGCAGTGGTTCTTCAATTGGCTGGCTTCTGGCCTGCCTCAGCGAGAACTTCGCGACTAAATCAAACCACATGTGAATTAACCCTCGGGGAAACCCGGGGGAACTCTTATCAGGAGCATTCATGCCTCTTGCCTATGCGCAATCTCTCGGGGATGGCGCGACGCGAGTATTCAGCGTCCCGTTCCCGTACATTTCCAAGACGCACGTTCAGGTGCGCGTTGAGGGCGCGATTGTCCCGTTCTCGTGGCTCTCCGAAACATCCATCCAGCTCGCCACCGCGCCCGCTGTAAACGCGGTCGTTGATCGTCGGCGCGTGACCCCGCGTGACACCCTTCTGGTGGATTTCGTGGACGGCTCAACGCTGGTTGAAAGTGACCTCGACCTCTCGGCACTTCAGGTGTTCTACCTCGCTCAGGAAGCGTTTGACCTTGGTGAAGCCTCCCTCGGCGTGACCGAGGATGGATCGTTCTCAGCCCTCAATCGCCGCATCTCGAACGTCCTCAATCCTATCAACCCGCAGGATGTTGCGACTAAGAACTTTGTCGAGACCGGTGTAACATCCCAAGTGGCTATCGCCACCCAGAAGGCGAATGAAGCCGCAAATTCCGCGGGACAGTCTGAGGCGTCCGCTACCAGTTCCGCACAGCAGGCCGCTGCCGCCCTGGCATCCAAGAATGCCGCTGCTGGTTCCGCGACCGCTGCCGCCCAGTCGGAAACTAACGCCCTCGCGAACAAGAACCAGACGCAGCTTGATCGTACCGCTACGGCTGCCGATAGGGTGCAGACTGGCTTGGACCGGGAAGCTGCCGCTGCGTCCGCTGCTGCCGCTAAGAAGTCGGCGGAAGATGCTGCCTTGTTCGACCCCGCGACCTATTACACGAAGGTTCAGATCGACGGTAGTTTCTACACGAAGACCGTCATCGACACGATGTTGGGTGGTTATGTCACGACAGGCACGATGAATACGGCACTAGGTCAGAAGGTCTCTAAGGCCGGTGACACGATGACGGGCGCTCTCAATATCGTTCCCCCCTCGAATGCCGCGATTCTTGAGCTTCGAGCCGTCGCTAATGCTGCATGTATCATCGACTTCTCGCCAAACGGCTACACGGGCGATTACAATTGGCGAGTTCAGGCCCAGCCCAATAACAACGAGTTCGACGTTTTCCACAACGGAACGCATCGCTTCCGCATTCGCAACGATGGACACATTTGGGCATCCGCTTACGGCTGGCTGTCTGACCGCTTCTCAGCGAAGGGCGGGCGACCGTATCACGATGGCGGACTTTGGGAGTTCGGCTCCATCGACCCGCAATACGCAGACCGGAGCGCAGATGCGCCAAGCCCCTATGTATTGGTCGGACTGCGAGCTTCCAGAGGCTCGAACATCGTCTATCTCCGCGCAATCCAATTGAGGAACAACGACTAATGGATGACCGTTTCAATACGGACGATCTGCCCTACGATCTGTCCTCGAATGATCTTGCCTTCTTGATCGGTAAGCTGTTTCCGTCCGCAGTTCATGGCGTGGACTTCTGGTGCGCCCACCGTGTTAAGCGCAATAGCGCCGAACGCCTTAGCCCCGCCATTATTGCTTCTTGGGCGGTCGATGGACCTGAGCCGTCAGCCGCAGAGATCGCTTCTCTAGCGAACACCTACGCCACTGAACTGAGCGACTACCGCAAGGACGAAGCTCGTAAGGCGCGACTTCATAAAATCTCGGCCCGTCAACTCTGGCTTATGGCGAAAGAGGTCAACATTACCAAGGCATCTATTCTGGCTTCTCTCGACACTTTGGAAGATCAGGATGAGGCCGATACTCTTCGCATCGAACTCACTGAGCCGCCTCTTGAAGGTTACGACCGTTTTAGCCCCGCCGTGGAAACCCTTCGCGAAATGCAGGGCATCCCCGAGGAGCAGTTCGACGACCTTTGGGCTTGGGCATCTCAGATCAAATAGCAGGACCAATGGAACCAGCAAACAGCACTGAAGCCTTGCTTCTCATCGGCAGGGTGGAAGGCAAGGTCGATACCCTCATTAGCTTGTCATCGCAGCAGTCGCAGCGCATCGACCAGCTCGAAGGGCGTATGTCGGCGGGGGAGGTGGATATCGCCTCCCTCAAGGCCACCTCTTCGACCAATCAAACCTTCCTCACTACCCTCATCGCAATCTTCTCGTTGATCGTCGCTGCGATCAGCGCATACCTGAGCTACAAGTAATGACCCTCGATAAGACCCTTTCCGAACTCCACGAGAAGCTGGCGGATAAACTCCTTCAGAAGGTGAAGAGCGGAGACGTAACCGCAGCCGAGCTGAACGTTGCGAGACAGTTCCTCAAGGACAACAACATCGACGCCATACCGAAGGAAGGCTCACCGCTTCAGCAGTTGACCGATAGCCTGCCTTTCACGGGCGATGAGGACACCGCACGTCATTGATCCTTCACCTCGACCGGCTTCCAAATGATGTGAACGCCTCTGGGGTCAGGATCGAAAAACTCTAGCTCGATCTTCATGTCCGTTCCTTGGCAGCCCGTGCATCTAAACTTTAAGCTCCACGGGCTTTTGTTCCATCCTTTGTTTGCGGCGAGATCACGCGCAAGGAAGCGTCCTTCGCGTTTGCATCCTCGACAGCAAACCACAATCACCATTCGGTGACGTGCTGCCTCTTCTAATGTTCTCAAGCTTCCAGCCATGCGCTCATGATTGGAACAGAATGAGAACATCGTCAAGCAACTCCCGCTAGACTTCACGTTCCCAACAACTCCCCAAAGGCGCATAACGCATCCTACACGCTTGCTAGGCAGGTCTCGGCACAATCGCTGAGCCTGCCTTTTTGTTTGCGTCTACGGGCCTCCCAAGGGCCGTTAATGGCAATTCTAAATCCTCCCGAAAACCACAAGGCCGCGCCCAAACAGGCCGCCATCGACCCGCTGAAGGCAGACTTCCGTAACTTCCTCTTCGTGGTCTGGAAGCACCTCAATCTTCCCGTTCCGACAGCCGTTCAATACGACATCGGCTACTACCTCCACCACGGCCCGAAGCGCTGTGTGATCGAAGCCTTCCGAGGCGTGGGCAAGTCCTACGTCACCTCGGCCTTCGTGGTTTGGCTTCTCTACTGCAATCCGCAGCTCAACATCCTCGTTGTCTCGGCCTCCAAGGACCGCTCCGACCAGTTCTCCAGCTTCACCAAGCGCCTCATCGCAGAGATGCCGATCTTGGCTCACCTACGCGCTCGCCCCGGCCAGCGTGATTCGATGGTGGCCTTTGACGTTGGCCCCGCGAGGAACTCGCACTCTCCTTCGATCAAGTCGGTGGGCATCACAGGCCAGCTCGCCGGTTCGCGTGCTGACATCATCATTGCGGATGACGTTGAGGTTCCCAACAACTCCATGACGCAGCTCCAGCGCGACCAGCTCTCCGAGCGCGTGAAGGAGTTCGACGCTATCCTGAAGCCGCTCCCCACGAGCCGCATTATCTACCTCGGTACCCCGCAGACCGAGATGAGCCTTTACAACCGCCTCCCTGAGCGCGGCTATGAAATCCGCGTGTGGCCTGCACGTGTTCCTAGCGACATCGAACGCTATCGCGGCGGTCTCTCTGATTTCGTCATGAAGATGATCGAAGCAGGCGCTCAGGCCCGCGATCCAGTCGATCCCGCACGCTTTGCCGAGCAAGACCTTATCGAGCGTGAAGCCTCCTATGGCCGCTCAGGTTTCGCCCTCCAGTTCATGCTCGACACTTCGTTGAGCGATCAGGACAAGTACCCGCTTAAGCTCTCCGACCTCATCGTAAGCTCTCTCGATCCACGCATGGCCCCGGCTAAGCTGGTATGGTGCAACGACCCTGAGAAGATCATCTCCGATCTCCCAAGCGTGGGCCTTCAGGGTGACCGTCTCCACCGTCCTATGTGGACCTCGAACGAGATGGCGGAGTACTCCGGCTCGGTCATGGCAATTGACCCCTCGGGCAAGGGCGGTGACGAGACGGCTTATGCCATCGTCAAAATCCTTCACGGCAACCTCTTCCTAGTCGCGTCAGGCGGCTTCAAGGAGGGCTATGCAGAAACCACGCTGAAAGCCCTCGCCACACTCGGCAAGGTCCACAACGTCAACCGTGTTATCGTCGAGGCGAACTTCGGTGATGGCATGTTCACGCAGCTCCTGAAGCCGGTCTTCACCCGTGTCCATCCTGTCACCATCGAAGAGGTCAAGCACTCCACGCAGAAGGAGCGCCGCATCTGCGACGTTCTGGAGCCTGTCTTGAACCAGCACCGCCTTGTGGTCGATAGCGCGGTCGTTAAGCGTGACTTCGAGGCCGAGCCTCACAGGCAGCTTTTCTACCAGCTCACGCGCATCACACGCGACCGTGGCGCACTCATCAATGACGACCGCCTCGATGCCCTGGCTATCGCTGTCACCTACTGGGTGGAGCATATGGCCCGAGACACCGACAAGGCCGCTGAAGACCACAGAGCTGAGATGCTGAAGCGCGAGCTTGAGAGCTTCTCGGAGACCGTCTTCGGAAGGACCAATGATGACAACCTGAGATGGTTCAACATCGGTTGAAGACCAACCCTTAATTACCCCATCCTTTAGGAGAGAATACTAAAGGGGAGGAGGGGGAGACTGATGAAAAAGAGTTTCCCTCCGAATGATCTTTAGGATGGATGGAGGTGGAAGAAACCCCCATCCACCTCCTTGATCCCCAGAAGAAACCTTAAGGTAACCTATAGGGGGCTTGAGGGCGATTCCCCGGTTGTGTATTCATGATTACTCAATCAAGGGGGTACTTCATGAAACTCATCCGCGTGGCCGCCGCCACAGCCATTCTCGCTGCGCTCGCTGGCTGTGTTACTTCAGAGCAAATAGACGCTGGAGCTAACACCTTTAAGGGGCAGCATTACCAGACAGCATTCAAGAGACTGGGCTTCCCCGACCAAGAAAGGAAGATAGCAGGCCATACCGTTTATAGCTGGCTCAACCAGAATTCAGGTACCTACACGGTACCGACCTACAATACCGCCACTACCTACGTAGGCGGGCAGGCGATCTATACGCAGGTTCAAGGCTCGACGACCGAGAGCTACGACTACCATTGCAAGCTCGACCTTGTAGTGGATAGCAAGGGTATCGTGATCGAGACCAAGGTGGACGGTAACATTGGGGGCTGCGAACGCTACGCTGCTCTCGCCCCCAAGAAGGCCACTAAATGAGCAACGAGTACGGACCTAACAAGACCGAGTTCCAGGGGCAGTGGTTCCTCTGGCTGGCCGTAGGTGTTGGTCTCGGCCTCGCGCTAGGGGCCATGATGTGGGCCTGAAGGTTCCTCAAATGTTTGGCCTAAAAATTTCTGAGGTCAGATCAGAATAACAGCCGCGCCAAATCCCCCCGCTGCCCCTCCTCGACGAGCCTTTCCGGGCCTCTGGGGCAGCCTCAATGCCACATGATGGTGACACATGATGGCTAACCTATTGAAATCATTGCGTATCGCATTAGATGATCGATCTAAAGATGAGCCTATGTGGCACCGCTAGGGCAGGCTTAGGGGCCTGAGGCTGGCTTGTGTCGCTGCTTTTGTTTGCCTCTTTTTCATGGGGTGTATTATGCTTTTTCGTGGCCCCTCAAGGTCACCGCTAGGCCACACTCATCCACCTAAACGACACCTCATCCTGTCATAAATCGCCTTGGCATAATGCCTTTTCGTCCCACCTTAACGTGACACATAGGCAGACATAGCGGCCAGCGATCGTAAAAAGATCGAATCAAAATCAATGGCTTACGAAAAATATCCACCTGTGAGTACATCCAACGGTTTACAATCAATCCGCATGTGAATACATTCGCCTCACCAAATCAGAGATGAGGCGGGGCTGACCTACGGGGCAGGGTTCTTTGACAATTGAATAGGTACGGGGCTGTAGCTGCCCCGCTGATGAGGCCAAGCATGGCCGAAACCATCCACCCGTGAATGAGGTAATCATGACCGAAGCCGATATCATGCATGAAGCCGGTAACTACTGGGTAGGCCGCGAACGGGACAGTTACACGGTCTACAAAGTGGGGGCCACTCACAGCGTCAGCGATAGCGCATACGCCAAGACACCTAACGGCCTCTCAATAGCGATTGCGCGGTGCAACTATCTCGCAAAGAGGGCGGCAGCATGAAGCCGATAGACCGCAAACTCCACCTTGAATGCCTCTCTCATGCCGCCGATAGTCGCCGCATGTGGCAGCACATGAGAGCAACCGGCCACGGCTGGACATGGGCGCATTATCGGGGCTGGTTGATGGATGCACGCTCATTCAGGCTAGGCACTACATTTAAGGCTCTAGGTCGGCAAGGCCTAAGCCACCGTGAAATGTCGCACCTGTTGCGCGCCCAATCGTAACCACTCGTGAATACCTTGGCGGGGCTTCCAGTCCCGCTCAAGCCTACCATTGAGGGCAGCCTAAGCGCTGCCTTGAGTGGTGCGCTTGCTGGCCGTGACGAACGGCCCATGAATGCCCGCACTCGGAAGCCTCGACGATACAGGGGCAACGCTGGAGGAATTGCCATGACAACATGGTCAATCACCCTTCGCTGGAAAACGAAAAAGGCCACGGTGTCGCTTACCGTGACCCTTTATCTAGCCCTCTAGTGAAGGGGCGGGAGGCTTTCGGGCTTCCCGCTTCAGCATCCTAATCAAACCCATTCCTGCCCGCAAGGGGCGTCTAGTGAAGGATTGAGAGATGCGTTTCTATGCCGCTTGTCTGGCGAGTTATAACAATGGCGTGCTGCACGGTCGGTGGATCGATGCCAGTTCTGACGCTGATGAGATGCAGGAAGAGGTTTCCGCGATGCTGCGGGAAAGCCGGTTTCCTAACGTGACCGTGGAACACCCTGAAACAGGTGAAGAGGTTCCAAGCGCCGAAGAGTGGGCCGTCCACGATTATGATGGTCTGCCGTCCTCTCTGGGCGAATATCCCGGCCTTGATAAGATTGCTGAGTTTGTCGAGCTTTGCGAAGAGCACGACATGACTGGCGAAGATATGGCCGCCATCGTCTCGCATTTTGGTTCGGTGGTGTACGCTAAGGAAGAGCTGGAAAACAACTTCGTTGGCGTGCATGAGAGCTTCCGCGCTTACGCCGAGGAACTGGCGGATGAGATGCTAAGCGCCCACGATATCAAGGCCGATCACCCGCTTTCGCAGTATTTCGACTACGAGGCATACGCCCGCGACCTGACGCACTCCGCAAGCGCCGTTGAGCTTGATCAGGGCGTGGCGATTTTTCACGCCTAAACGTAACCACAGGTGAATTGAATGCATCAAGATATTTTCGTCAACATCCTCGTCGGGTGGGCGCTCCTCGTCTTCGCCTGCGCCTGCTGGCTCAACCGCAATCCCCTCTGAACACGCCGAAACAGGCTCTTCCCGGGCCTGTCGCGGGCCTTGGCATGGCTCGCCTGATGATGGCTGCCGGAATGAAAGGAAATGGCATGAGGAAGTATTACACGCTGGCCGTCCGCATTGATGGCCGGTGGTCGCCCGAGTTCGGGGATTATGACCGGGAATGCGTTCAGGTCGAGCTTGCGGGCTATCTCGATAGCGGCGCTTGGAAGCGTAAAGACCTCAAGATTGTCACGACTGACGACAATCAGGCGGCCATTGACGCGGCCATTAGCAAGCTGAACGGGGAGGCGTGAATGGCCCAGGCATTGACCCTCGACCATGCCCATACGGCCCTCTGCATCTGGGAGGCTTGGCTGGAGACAGACACGGAAACTGCATGGACCGAGTACCGGGACAATCGCGGGGCCGTTCAGTCCCGCTATGCCTGCCTCCACATGGCTCCCCAGATCGATGCCGTTTACGCGGCCTTGAGCGAGGAGGTGAGGGATGGCTTGTGCTTTGATTGGGAATTTGTCCCGTCGATGCTGAGCTATTTCAGCTTCTCGAACTTCACAGAATATCCAGAGCTTGTGCGGCCAGCGGTTGAAATTGCCGCTGAGTTTGCCGGGACGCTCAGCACTGGGCAGCCCACGCCTGAAACCACCTGATGAGGCCAGAGGGCCGAAACCTAGGGGGCAAATATTATAAGCCCCCGATGGTCGTGGTGTATCCACAGTAATTCACAGCTTTTGTCAACAATTAGCCATATTGTGGATAAGGCGGTGATTTGCGACATGACTAACCGTCTGTTTCTACTTCGTTTTTGGTAATGACTACCAGCCTTCGGCCATCAAGTCCGACTCAAAGAAGATATGCGGTAATGCATAGCAGCTATGCGCGTTTGTAAATTCGAGTTCTGCGAACCCAGAAACCAAACGTTAAAAAAGTCTAACAAGACCATACGCATGGAGCCGCTATGACAATGATTTGATGGGAATTTAAGCCACAAAACAATCCACGAGTGGTTGAATTTCAACTTGCACGGTACGGCGGGCTAGGGGTATAGCCAAGGGGTCTTGTAAAACGTGAACAAGACGAGAACATCGGACGAGGTGAACAGAGTGCGTTTTTTCAAGAAAACTAAGCGTTTTGAGGTGTATGTGGAGGTTAATTCATCCCGCATCTTAACTCACTTTTTCGATTACCGCCGCCAAGGCTCAGAAGTTGAGATTTGGCTAGGTCGGTGCTACTTCGCGTTGCACGTTGTCAAAACCTAATCACGGGTGTATGAGTTCCTCGCGTACTCCGGCCCGTGGTGGGCCGATCAAGAGGAACTTTGACTATGCCTAGAACAATCTTTTCTCGCCTTTCAGCGGTGCTTGGAGAGGTGAGACAGCTTCAAGACGGCAAAGCAGGCATATCGGTGCAGGCCCTTGAGGTTTTCACCTGCATAGCCGCGAAGGAGGGCATTTCCTCATCCGAGCTTAGAAAGAATACCGGCATTCCTCAGCCCTCAGTGAGCCGCGCCTTGGGCGATCTCGGAGACTGGGCTGGTCGGCGTGGTGCTGAAGGTCTCAAGCTTATCAGAACTGAGCGTGACCCCTTAGATCAGCGCAACGTTGTTTGTTTCCTGACACCTACAGGAAAACTCTTAGCTGCCCGCATAGAGCAGCTAATGGGTGCCACCAATTCGGAGGTAGACTGAATTGCTTAGAAAGTGGTGCCCAGTGAGGGACTCGAACCCCCACGCCTCTCAGCGACGGTACCTAAAACCGTTGCGTCTACCAATTCCGCCAACTGGGCAACGAAAGGAAGTGCGATGCCAGTTAAACCACGCGGGGCCTCTTGGCAAGCCGCTGTTTCATGGAAAGGACAGCGCGTAAGAAAGGATTTCCCCACGAAGCATGAGGCCGAGATTTGGGAAGCCAAAACGAAAGCCGCTTTAATGTCCGGTGAATATGAGGTTGGTGTCAAATCAACCGAGCCGGAAATGACCCTCCAAGACCTCTTCGATTTAGTTGTGGAAACACGATGGAGAGGAACCAAGGCAGAGAAGACCTCAACTCTCAATGGTCGCCACGTAATCGAGATTTTGGGGCCTCAGCGTCCCGTCAAAAGTCTCTGCTACGAGGACACCTTGAAGATCAAGAAAGAGGTCGCGGCATGGAAGCGCTCAGACGCCACCATCAACCGCAAGCTCGCCGCCTTCTCGACGATGTGCAAGGAAGCCTTCAATTTGAAGAAGCTCGACAACCTTTTCCCGGTCGGCCTGATTAAGGAGCGGCAATGCCGCGTCAGGTTCTACGGTGACGAGGAACTGAACGCCATGCTGAAGTGGTGCGAGGACCGAGCCGAAGACGAGCTGAGGGACTACATTATCATATCGCTCGATACAGGCTTCCGTCAGGGGGAGGTGCTGAAGATCACCAAGAGGGACGCTGAACAGGCCGACCTCTGGACCTACGACACCAAAGCCGGGAACAATCGTGACGTTCCCCTAACAGAGCGCGCAAAGGAAATCCTCAAGCGCCGCTCGAAGCCCCTCAATGATCCAGATGCCAAGCTGTTCACTCACAAGCCGCAGTGGTATCGTGATCACTGGAAGCAGATGCAAAGCGATCTCAAAATGACGGATGATCGCAACTACGTGCCGCACGTCCTGCGTCACACCTTTGTCACGAACATGCTCCTCGTGGCTGACATTCGCACGGTCCAAGAACTCGCGGGCCACAAGCGGATCGAAACCACGCAGCGTTACGCCCATACTTCCGCCGAGCGCAAACGGCTTGCCATTCAGCGCATGTCAGAGTATCAGGAGGCCGAAACGCGGGCGTGA